GCTGCAACTGCATCGACTGAAATTATCACAGGGCAAAATAAAGTAGAAATGCTTATTTCTGAGATAGCTAAGTTAGACGGTTTAGATAGAGATACAAATGCAATCGTTGTAACTCCTGCTGATTATTGGGATATGTTATTAACTGAGAAATCTACTGGTGCTGGTTACGGTTTACCAGGTGTTGTAACTCAAGATGGCGGAGTATTGAGAATTAATGGTATTCCTGTTGTAAAAGCAACGTGGGTAGCTGCTAATAAATATCTAGTAGGTGACTGGAGTCGTATCAATAAAGTAACAACTGAAGGATTAAGTCTTGATTTCTCTGAGGAAGAAGGAACTAACTTTGTTGCTAATAACATTACGGCTAGAATTGAGGCACAAGTTGCTTTAGCTGTTGAAGAACCATTATCGTTAGTTTACGGTGATTTTACTGCTACTGCATAGTAGATAATTAATAATAATACCACCTCATTAACTTGGGGTGGTTATTAAAAGCAAAAAGATGAAAGTAATTAAACAATTTTACGTACATAATGACAAAACCTATTATGTTGGTGATGAATACAAAGGTAAAAGGTTTAAAGAGTTTGAAAAGTATGTAGAAATAAAGAAACGCAAAAGTAAAAAATAATGGCATATTTAGACGTAATAACACTCGCAGACGCTAAATTATATTTAAGAGTTGATGATACATTAACTGAGGACGATGCACAAATTACTCGAATGATTAACGCTGCTTTGTCATACGTTGAAAAATATACAAATGTAATAGTGTTTGCAAGAGATAAAGAATATAGATTAACAGATGGTTGTGTAAAGGTTTACGACTATCCAATTAATAGCGAAGTTACAGCCGACCTAACAGCAGAAAGTAAGACTTTATACACTAACTATACATTAGGCTCAGATAACGCATTAATCGAGTTAAATGTTGGTTATGTAACAGCGTCAGACGTTCCTGCTGAATTATTAGAGGCTGCATTTGAGATAATAGATATTTATTACTACGGTAAAGAAAGTGGTAAAACAATGGCTGATTTATCACCAATGAGCAGACAAGGATTAGACCAAAACAAAAGATTTATAATGTAATTATGGCAACAATCAAAAAAAATATAGAAGTAAAAGTAAATGAAGATTTTATTAAAGCTATTGAAGATGCTCAAAAAGCGTTAGATGTTTTGAAAAATTTTGACGGTAAAAGTATAATTGAGATAAAATAATGAGAAGTAGAGCGTTTAATAAAAGAGTTGAGATTTGGGGGACTGCAACTGTTGCTGATACATTTGGTGGTAATACGGTTAGTGAATCATTGTTATCTACAAGTTGGGCTAAGATTGAAACCGTAAAGCCTAATAGAGGTGATTTAAACACTAATATAGGAATATTAGACGCAAGTAATAGTATTATAATAACGTTACGTAAAAGGGAGGATTTAAACTATAATATGACAACTATGTTTATAAAGTATAGGGGTGAAAAGTATATTATTAATAGTTTCCCTGCTAATATAGACTTTAAAGATAATCTAATTAAGATAGTTTGCACAAAAGAAGGTAATAATGCAACGGGTGAAGATTTGAATAGTAATTTATAATGGTAAGGTTACAGGTACAAAATATTAAGAATGTTGAGGCTGCTTTAAAAAAGTACGGTGTTGAGGCTGTAAAAGAGTTTGAAGAGGTTATAATTGATGAGGCTACTAAAATGGCTGAAATAGCAAAAGTAAAAGCTCCTGTAAATGATGGTACTTTACAAAATTCTATTCAATGGAGAAAAGAAACAGATTTAAAATATAATGTAGGTACTAATTTACCTTATGCTCCTTATGTAGAATTTGGAACAGGTGCAAAGGTTCAAATACCTAAAGAGTTTACTCAATTAGCACATAATGCAAAAGGTAAAGGGAAAGGTAGTTTTAAGGATGGTTTAGTAATGATTAAAGCGTGGTGTAGAAGAAAAGGAATAGATGAAAAGTTTGCTTATATCATATTTGTAAACCTATTAAATAGAGGTATGGATGCTCAACCGTTTATGTATCCTGCATATTTAGCAGGTAAACAAACGTATAGAAAGCAAATGAAATTAGCTATAAAAGAACTAAACAAAAGATTTAACAATGGTTAAGAGTTTACCAGATAAATACATTAGAAAGGCTATTTACACAGCTATAAATGGCATAGTAGTAGATGGTGAAGCAATACTATGTTATGATAGTAGAGTAACGGGTAAAGGTGTTGATAATTATACATTAATGACTACTCAGACAAATAGTGTTGATAAACGTACTAAATGCGGTTATGATTGGCAAAGTAGCATATTAATTGAAGTATTTACACGCTATAAGCTAACAGGTAACACGGGTAGTCGTTTATTAGCTGATAATATATTAGATGAAGTAAGAAGTCTAACAGATAGCCTAACATTAGATGTCGCAAGTGGTTTAGATATTGTAACACAAATACAATCTTTTCCAAACGATTTAATAACAGAAACAACAAACGAAATAATAATCAGAAAATTTATGAGAATTGAATTTCTTATAGAGTAATTAATAATTAAATAATAATAACAATGGCAACAAAAATTAAAGGGGAATTATTAATACTTAGTGTATGGGATAGTTCAATTTACAGACCAATCGCTTGTTTAACTTCTAATAGTTTAAGCGAAACAGCAAATGTAATCGAATCACAGACTAAATGTGATCCTGGAGTGATTACTAAAATAGCAGGTTCATATTCTTATGAATTGAGTGCGGAAGGTGAGTACATAGACACCACAAGCGCAACAGGAGCTATTACACAAGCATCACACGATTACTTACATACAGTATTTGGAACTACTATAACTTGGAGACTAGCAACAGGCTTAACAGATAACGCTTATTACTACGGTACAGCGATATTAAATGACCTTAGTGGTGATTTCGCAGCAGGTGATGACTTAGCTACATTTAGCGCAAGTTTAAGCGGTTCAGGTTCTATTGTATTAGTTGATCCTAACGCATAATAATAATTAAATATAAATAAGATGAGTAAAGCAATCGAAATAGTCGTTAATGAACAGACTTTAAAATGTTCATTTGGTTTAGGTTTCTTAGGTGAATGTTTAGAGAACTTAGATTTGTCAGTTGTACAAATTGGTGAGAAGTTGGATAAAAACCCTTTTAAATGGATACCTACTTTAATGTATGAAAGCATTAAATATAGTAAAGATGTAGATTTTACCTTAGATGATTTGGTTGAATGGTTGGATGATGAAGAAGGTAAAAAAACAATGAATGACTTTTTATTAGCGTTTATTAAAAGTTTAAGTAAAGACGTACCTAAACAAAAGGGTACGAGAAAAAAGATAAAAGCTCCAATAAAGAAATAGATTGGGGCGGTGAAGTAATTTCTTTTGCTTTAGGAGAGCTCAAATGTCCGAGTCTTGAATATGTTTATTCGATGACTTGGGCTGAGTTCCAAATAAGAGCCTTTGCATATAGAAGGATGCAGGAAAGAGAGGAGTTATTAACAAGAGAAGTAGCTTGGGCGAGTTTAATTGGTTCACATTACAACTATAAGAAACTACCAAAATCAAAGGATAAGTTTTGGCAAATAGGAGTAAAAGAACGGTCAATTGATGAACGAATGAAGGAAGCTATAAAGAAAGCACAGGATGATTACTTTAAAGAAAAGAAAAAATTAGAGAATGGCTAACGATAATACTTTAAATGTCGAGATAACATCGAGTGTTGATGGACTTAAAAAGGGTTTAGTACAAGCGGATAAAGGATTAAAGCAATTTGATACGGCTGCTAAGAAAGTTACTAAAACCACTGGTAAAATGACGAATGGTGTTGTTAAAGGTGCTGTTCCTGCTATGACTTCATTTTCTCAAGTTGTTCAAGATGCACCGTTTGGGATACGTGGTGTTGCCAACAATATCCAACAGTTAACGATGCAGATGGGGCATTTATCAGCTAATGCTGGAGGTACTAAAAAAGCACTTGCTGCAATGGTTGGTACTCTAACAGGTCCAGCGGGTATATTATTAGCAGTTTCATTAGTTACTTCTTTAATGGTTTCTTATGGTGATGAGATAAAAGAGTTTATATTTGGAACAGATCAAGCTAAATTATCTACTCAAAGATTAAACGATGCTTTAAGAGCGCAAATAGGAATAAGAAAACAATTAAAAGATGAGTTATCGTTAGCTACTAGTATAGCGGTTGCTGAGGCTAAATTAGCAGGTGAAAGTGCTGAAGAGCAATTTGCTGTAAGACAAAAGTATGCCAAAGCTGAAATAGTAGCATTAGAGCAATTAGTTAAAAATGCTAGAGGTATAAGGAAAAACGCATCTGTTCAAGCTGGTAAGGCTGCCAATCAAGATAATGAAGAAATACAAAACACAGTTAAAAAAGCGTACAAAGATTTATTAGCATTAGAAAAGAACTTAAACGACTCTAAAGCTCAATTAAGATTAGCAGATTTAAACGAACAAATAAGAATACAAGAAGCGTCTAAAAAAGTAATAGCTAAAGGAATAGAAGAAAACACAACAGCAGGAATGTTCGCATTTGCAAATATGATAGCCGCTGGTAGAAGTTTTGAAGGTGCTTTTAGTGATATAATGATTAAAACAACTGAAAGCACAAAAGTACAAATATCAGAGATGGCATTAGCTTTTGAAGGATTAGTAACTAAAATAAAAGGTGTTGCTGAAAGCGGATTATTTAACGCAGTTGCAGATATTGCTTTTTCAATAGGTGATGCAATTGGTGGCGGTATAAATGTATTAAAAGCTGTTGGTAATACAATGTTAGATACATTAGGAAGTATATTAGTGCAATTTGGTGAGTTAACATTAGCTTATGGTATTGCAAACTTAGCATTATTTACAGCTATTACTTCAGGACCTAATCCATTAAGTGCTGGTGCTGCTATTGCGGCAGGTGCTGCTTTAATTGCTATTGGTGGTGCTGTTAAGGCATTTAGTAAAAACGCTTTAAGTGGTGGTGATAGTGATAGCGGTGCGTCAAGTGGCGGAGGCAACAGCAGTTTCTCAGGCGGTTCAACAAGTGGATTTAGTGGAGGAAGTGGAGCAGGTGGCACTTAC